CAAATACTGGTACAGCTTCTTAGGGTCGATTTCTTTCTTTTCATTGGTGTAAACATCAACAAAAGATGCCTCAAGAACGCCGTCTGTCCAGCCCGGTAAGTTTTGTGCCTTCAGAATGCGTTCAATATCGGCCCTATTGGAATCGATAACTTTTGCCGCGTCCTCTATCTGGCGCTGCGCCTTTGCAATCGATTGCAAATATTCGCGCAAGCGATCTTCTGCAACCTTCCGGGTCTCTTCCTGTAGCTGCGCTGCGCGCTGTGCGTCCGCGTGCATAACGCCGCGTCGAATACGTCTGATCATACTGCCTCCTGAAATTAAGCTGCTCGTCTAACTATACGCCGATTTATCCGCTTCGCCGGTACCAGTTGTGGCGTAGCCGCTGGGCGGCGGATGCGGGTACGTCTAGTTGCTATAACCACATCCTCCGGCTCCAAATCATCTGGCGTCGTATACGGCGAACGCGTCAACCTGCCGTTATTCGGTGGTATGCGTTGACGCGGTACCTCGATTAACGGGTTACCGGCATCATCACGCAAGGAACCGTAATCAAACTGCCGATCTAACGAGAATCCTTCCAATTCATGAATTTCACCAAGGTGCAAACCAAAACCACAATCAGCAACGATCGGGCATTTCAATTCTGTACCGAACCATTCTTTCAACGGATTGGTTTCCATGAAAGTCTTAACTGTCTTCAAGCCCCAATCCAGATATTCCTTCTTGATGTAGACAACGATAGCGTCGTGTACGAACCCCACAATTTGCAGGTATTCCGGATCGATTTCCTTGTCCATGCGCCCGAGTGCCATAACACCCAACGACGAGCCAAACTCCTGTACTGGCGAGTTAATCGCCTGCCGCATCGCTTCTTGTTGAATATACTCTTCCTCTGAGTCCACCATCGGCAAATGACGAATACGACCAGAGTAGGAACGCACAAACTTATGCTCCATCGCAAACGCGCGCGTTCTTTCGTGCCACGCTTGCAATCGACTGTATTTATGGAAGAAACCGTTACGGGTGCGCTTCGCTTCGTCTTCGGTAAACTCCACACCATATTGCGTTTTAGCAAACACGATGAAGTTGCGCCAGCCCATGCCGTACAGGAATCCGAAGTTAACAGATTTCGCTTTCGTCCGCGCCAGTTTCCGTTCGCTCTTCGGTAGCTCTTGAAACTGCTCTAGTGTCATACCGAGAACAACCAACGCAGTCGCCGTGTGAATGTCGCCAGCTTCGCGGTAAATTTGAAGCATAGTCGGATCATTCGCCATACTTGCGGCAATTCGTAACTCCGCTTGCGACAAGTCAAGCTCGGCCACAAAATAACCGGGCGGCGGTACAAACATGGTGCGGTACTGCTTCGACTTATCGGAGCGCTTCGGATAGTTCTGGCCGTTCGGGTCTTCGGAATTGGTGCGCCCGGTGACCGCTTTCGTCAACGAATAGCGCGGGCGAACCTTGCCACCGACAACGTACTTATTGGCGAACCCGGTAACATTGGTGTCCAGGTGAACGGGCATTCCTCGAAGAAGTAAGGCAAATGGTTCTTAGATGACGTGCTCGGAATCCACTTGGTTCTATCCTTGAGATTCTTGGTCGTGTTCGTGAATACTTTTGGCTTCAGCTTGAAACCGTCCTTGCTACGGAATAGTACATCTAACGTGAATTCGGCACGCGAGAAACTTAAAATATCTTCCGGCGTTTTGCCGCGCATCTTCGGATCGTTGAGATGCTTCAGTTTAAGCGAGCGCGGTACTTGCGCCAGTAATTCATTGTATTGCCGCTGGACCTCAACACGCATGAACTGCTGAAATTGCGGCAATTGATTGAGTGTGTCCACGAACATGCCGCGCGTTTCCATAGCGGCCAGAGCGTTGAGACCGGGGATCGCTACCTTGCAGTAATGTGCCCACTGGCCGCGATCGGATGCGACAATATTCTCCAGCCGTTCATACAACCGGAATGCCGCGTCGGTATCGCCACAACCGTACGCGCACATGCGATCGATTGGTACCTCCCACATGCGTTCTTTATTTACCGTGGAGTTGAAATGATCTGCATAACCGGCCATCTCTGGAACATGCACCTTCGTCATCACATCAAGGTTCTTCTCCGGCGCATTCTCGTCAACCATTGTAGCGAGCATTAACGTGTCGCCACCGATGCGGTAACGGATACCCTCGGTCATCCAGAGCCATACATTATCTGCCTTGGTATTATGCCCGATAACAAGCCTCTCTGGGTCGCACAGCAATCGGCGCAACTGATTGCGTAGACGAGGTTTATCCACTTGCGGTATCGGGTTTTCCGGGTGATCCCATACCAACATGTAGCCCTCTCCCGCTTTGGTCGTGAATTGCATGGTAAGAATCTGGAACCGTGGCTGGAAATCCGGATTGCTTTTGTGCAGCGCCGGGTTGTACGTGCGTACATCGCAACCGCCTTGATACCACCGAAGTCCGGTGGTTTCCGTATCGAATGAAATCAACTCTTCATTGCGATCGATAAGGAATTGTAGATCAGTAACTATCCGATAATTGCCGTGTGTCACTGACGCCGATGCACTCGCATTGTAGTCTGCATCCACGAAGCGTTTGAGGGAGGAAATTTCTGAAGAGAACAGCGGCGCGTTCTGCGGGTAACGCACAACGAGACCGGGTGATGTTAGTGGGAAAATTGGTGTGTGCAAGTCTTCGCCGACATGCGGCAAGCCGCGTACCTTAGTGATCTTCGTTTTCTTGCCGAAGGCTTGTGTCGCGGCGACTGCACCCAGCGGAATAATTACCTCCGGGTTCATGTCGGCTACTTCATCTACCAAGTGCGCGCGGCAGTGTTTGTGTATCGTGTCTTTCTCTTTGTTCGTGTGCTCCGTGTCATCGTACGCGCAGCGGCATGCTGGCGTGAAACGGAAGTCGCCACGTTCAAAGCCAACACCGGATACTTCGGTAGCGAAGACTTGCATAGCACCGGGCGGCAACAAACGATTGGCTCTGGCGCCTGCGGCGCTCGGAACGTCGGTAACGACAAGAAAACGCGCATCCTCTGGGCCGATAGACTCCATCGGGCGGTAGACACCATCTATAGGGCACCCATTACATTTATTCGCGTCGAAGGCCATGGCTATCCTTCCAGTTTCACAATATTCAAGACAGTAACATGTGTGTCTACTGCCTTCCACGCCTTACTGTTGTACATAATTTGACGCACATGCCTACGAACTTCGTTGATTGAATCTTCTGTCAGTTCTGCTAAAAGTACAGACATGTCTATGAACGTGTGCTGCCCGCCATTCAATACACTGAACGAGAACATATACTTGGTCTTGGTCTCAGGCACGATCGCTCCCTTCCATTTTGGTTTTCACGCTACTGACTGCTGTATGTATTTCGTCGGTATTGGCGTCGATCTGCTTCTGTATGCTTTCCATCTGCGCCTCTAGCGCCTGATGTTTCCGCAAAGCGCGAGTCAGGTTCACGGCTTCCGTACTGAACTTATGCATGCGCGCCCACGTACTGACATCAAACGGTACTCGCATATCGCTATAGATATCGAACTTGTTGCTCATTCTTTCCCCTTTGTGCGATTGATTGCAAAGTCAAACCAAACCCGCATTGTAGTCGTTCATCAAGATCAGCCGCGTATCTCTTTCTGGCTTGGATGCAACGTTAAGCGTATCGCTCTCACCATGACACTCCATACCGAGCGGTGATATTTCACCTGCGCTATCCACACGCCATCCCTTCATGGTACCTGCCAACAAATCGTCGGCAACCATTTTATGGACCAGCATAGACGGGAAAATTACCGGCGTATGTACGACCAGCGTATTGATTTCTCGCGCGAAGACAATGTATTTCATAGATTATCCTTGTAGCATCCAATCAACATCGGTACCGCCATCGGCTGCGGCGGCGCCTCCTGCACCATTGCTAATCTGATCCGGTGGAATTTCACTCATATCCGTAGGCCCGAATTTAAAATTGATATGGATCACATCGTTTTCTCCTTCGCGCCCTTTCATGAATTCCATGGTGCGTGAGGCACGCGGGTCTTCAGTGGGGCCGAACCGTAACCCAACTACGATCGATGAGTGCTGCGCCACGGTATCGGTGTAGCCGATCGTCTCCAATGAACCATCCTTACCACCTTTGCCCGCTTGCCGGTTGAACTGCATGGTATTGATAATCGGCACATTGGCGCTGATAGTAAGCGCCTTCAATTCGTCCATAACTTCAGCCACGCGCTCGAAACGTTTCATCTGCGTCTTGACGGTAGGGTGCATCAGGTAGGTACCGTCCAAATACACCGCGCTCGGGCCAAACTCTTGCATCAGCCCCTCAATCGATGAAATACGCGCACCTGTTCCTACTGCAAAGATACGGAACCCGCGATCCTCTAGCATCTCAACACGCAAAGCATCGAGACGCCGTTGCATGTGTGTCGATATCGTATTGTTCTTCAGATACTGCGGCTTAATACCGAGCGTCAATGCCGCATGGCGGCGCGCGATCTGCTCAATACTCATTTCAGTGGTGACGAAAACAACACTGTGCCCTTCCTCCCGGTGTGCGTACATAGCTTGCAAGAGCAAGGTGTACGTCTTCGCCACGCCGGGGCGCCCAACGATGGTGATCAAGTCGGCAGGTTGGTAACCACTGGTGGCTTCATCGTACGACTGCCACCCAGCGGGGATACCGGTGATGCCGCCGCGCCCGCGCGTCTGCGCTAACCGCTCTGTGACTAAGCCATAGGCTTCGCCTAGCTCCATGACATGCTGCCCGTGTTCGGTGCGCCGCTGTACGGCCCGGTGCATCCTACCAATAATATCCGGCATGCCGTCTACATTGCGCGACTGAATCTCATTGCGCAGTTCGCCATATGCTTCACGGATTTCATTGAAACAAAACCGTGTCTCTACCTGATCCGTATAAAACTGCAACGTCTCTTGCGCTGCCGGTA